TTTAGTTTCGAACCGGTGGTTCGTAAGTTTCCTCATAAAAATGAATTGAATAACCTTTTCCGTTGGTGTCCCCACCTTGATTATCAATTTCTACTTCATTGCCTTCGGTTCCGTAACTAACACTCTGAATGTAAACTTCATCGTTGGGCATTGTGTTTTGATTGATAACAAGTTTAGTAGGATCAAAAGTTTCTCCTACCAAGTGTAGAACACCATCAAAGAAAGTTCCTTTTTCACTGCTGATCATCTGTGCATACCAACCCTTAGGAATAACTGCATCAGCATCTTCAATTGTGCATTCAATACCATCTTCGTCGATAGCATTATGAAAGTCCTTACTATCGATTATGGTTTCAATCACAGGAGCATTATACTCATCTGATTCAACCTCCTCTACGGTAATACTTGCGGCTTCATCGGTAACACCCCAAAAGTGACATTCTTCGTTTGGTGATTCATGCCAGCCATTATAATAAGTTTCTCCCTCGTCATTTTTAAATGCTAGGAAATCAGCAAAATCTGGAATGGTGTGTTCTTTTACAAACCCTTCAGGATCACTCATGTATTCTTCTGCTGATAGATCTTCCTGTGAGTTCCACCAATCAGCACATTCTTTGCTAATAGGACACCAAGCCATTTCACTACCATAACCCCAAATGCTGATACGATAATATCTATCGGGTCTTTTAATAGTTTCTATTAATAGTTCTTGTTCTTTAATAAGTTCTGGTGATTTGTTTACCATAAATGTAGTGTCCTTCCGTTACCTATAATAATAAAAAGGCAAGTAACAATATGTAATAAAACCCACACAGTGCGTATAATTGCAACTCTGTCTGCTTTATTTTTTTGTTCATATGCCTTTTGCCCTATTGCTTTGCACCAATATTCCCACATAGTTCTTCCTTGATATATCTTTTTAGTTCTTTGTCCTGAACATCTGTTGGAATTTCGTTTTTATAAAATATTTTATAACTGTCAGAACCATACTTACCGATACCATAAAGTCGTGTAGCATCCTCTCCGTCCCAATTTTCAAACTGTATGCTCATCTTATAAATGCGTTTTGCTCTTACCTTTTGCATACCCAAAGGTGCTAAAAACTCTTCCAGCATAGGAATAGTTGCTGAACGCAATAGTTTATTTGCTGTTGGCCAGCGTTTGAAAAATTTTGTAAGCAATGGTTTGGTTTGACGTCTATTAACTTGATTCAGACAAATAACACCAACCATGTGTTGCCATACATTTTTTACCTGTTGCTGTACCATCAGGTCTTCACGCATTAGTACAATTCCTCAATCTTATCACAAATTTTAAGTTTCTTTGCTTCTTCAGCACTTAACCAAACGTCCTGTGGCGGAAGAAGTATTTCTTTAATTTTTGCTTCTGTCATTCCTAAACATTTTTTGTAATGATTAATCATACGTTCTGTGCTGAGTTCGAATTCCTTTACTCTAGCATACAGTTCGTGTTCCTTGCCTCTACTACCCCAAGTGTACTGATGTGATAAAATGCTTGTGTTAGGTGTAAGGATACGTTTACCTTTTTCACCTGCAATAAAAATTAAGAATCCACAACTTGCAATTAATCCTAATCCTACTGTTTTAATAGGAATACTACTTGCTTTCATTGTGTCAATTAATGCAAACGCCGCGTGTACATCGCCGCCTGGTGAATTAATTATAAGTGTTTATTTTGGTAATGGATTATCACTTAGATTATGATTCATTATCCATTTAATTGCGTCCTTACAACTAGCATAGGTAATTTGATCCATTAAAAGATAAACACCATTGCTGTCTATGTTGTTCGGTTGCTGTTGTTGTACTTCGCCTTTTTTAGCCATAGTGTCCTACATTCTCCCAGGGATATACTAACCATACATCCTCTTCTGCTTTGTTTACTTCATCACAAGAGTATGACACGCCGTCAAACCCACTGCTTAGATTTTCTGTTAATACTGCGAAGCGAACATTATCACCCCAAATTTGATCCCATACAGGACTTTTAGGCAAACATCCGCTCTGCCAATCTTTTTTGATCCAATTGAATGTAGCACCTGTATCGTTGATGTCATCTATAATTAGAATGTTCTTGCCCATTGGATTATGTTTGAATTGGCCCATTTCTGGTGCGTATTCACCATTCTCATCGTACCCATAAGCATCCTCTGCCATCCAACAATTACTCTCGCATTCTTCATCTGCTTCGATGTCACGAAGTTTTACTTTTAATGATTCACAACGAATGCCTGTCATATTGCTGATAATAGTAGCAGGAACATTGCCACCTCGAGTAAGTCCTACAATGTAATCAGGACGCCAGTTGTCCTTGTACATTTGATTGACAATGCTAACGCACATTTTTTCAACATCCTGCCAAGTATAAAACTTCTTCTTAATCATATCAATCCCCTAAAGAAAACTCTACATTAGTTACATTCGCCCAAGTAAATGATCTCCAACCTTCTGCATTGATATCATAAACAGCCATAACATTTTCGTTTTTCTTTTTACCTTCGTTTACAGTATCTTGCGTTCCTTTAGGAAGTTTATCCTGCGGAATAATGTTTTGATTAAGTGTGCAAGTCATTACACGTTGCTCACCATCTTTTTTATTAAAGGTAACAACTACCTTTTGTTCACGCAATAATGTTGTAAGCCAATCACGGCCTTCTGGTGTATTAATTTTACTATTTTCCATTGTATTTTTCCTCTAGATATTGTTCGTGTTGTACCCATTCACCTTTGCGTACAAACCCCCATTCTCTTAATTTAGGTCCTGGAATAAAAAGTGTCCATGGTGTAACACCAGGAGCAAGTTCGATACGATGAAGGCTCCTAGGAGTGCAAAACCGAAAATGACCTGGTCTTCTCCAAAATTTTCCCTTTGGTGTATGTTCCCAATAGCCTCCACGGAGTATAAGAGTGAAATAAGGCCATGGATGATCATGTAAGTCATCTAAATCTCCTTTGTGAAATTTGTGTAGGAATACGTTAAACGGAAACCATTTTCTATCTTTTAAAAACAAATAATATCTTGTTAGATAAGGTTGATTATCGTAACGGTCCATGATAATACGTTTACGACCTAAACTATCTAACCAGTTTAAAAAATTAGAAATTAACTTCATCCCCTGAATCCCCATTCTCTTTGTCTCTTTTAACTATTTCGTAGACATACTTAAATTGTTCCCATATTGATTTACAAGTTGGGTTTGACTCTACTAGTGCTTCGTCAACATAAAATCCTTGACCATACGGACTTACAAATACCGATTCTGTAACACCACCAACAGTTGCTCCAGGACCTGTCCAGTTAATGGTATTATTGGCTAGATTATCAAATGTATATGTTGGATTTGGATAATATGACGAAGCATAGTCAGTATTAGTTTCGTCAAATGTAATTGTGTAACTTTCTTTTAAAGGATCTGTTTTAGTCATAATTATCTCGGTGCAAACTCTTGTTGCAATTTAATATTGTCCATAAACTCTTTTTTAGTAGCAGGATCATCCTTGAATGAACCTTTTAGCACGGTTGTTTGTGTAAGACTGCTGTGTGCCATAATGCCTCTGTTCTCACAACAACCATGTGTTGCTTGAATATAAACACCTAAGTGTTTTGCATCTGTAGCCTTTTCAATTTCACGTGCAATATCATTACAAAGTTCTTCCTGCAATGTTCCACGTCTAGCACACCACTGTGCAATACGTGTATATTTGCTAAGTCCGATTACTTTACCATTAGGAATAACACCAATGTATGCTACACCCGTTACCGGTTGATGATGATGCGAACAAACACTCTTAAGTTCACTTCGCACAACAAGCATACCTGTATATGCATTTTCACCTTCATTGGGGAAAGCAGTTGCTGGTGGAATACGATCATAACGTCCTTGCATTAGTTCGTTGTAATACATTTTTGCAAGACGTCTAGCAGTACCGTGACTGTTAGGATCGTTTTCTCTATCAATAATAAGTGCGTCTAGCACACCTTCAAACTTTTCTGTTGCTTCTTTGATTAGTTCTGATTTTTCGCCGACATAAATGAATTCACTGATATTGTCGCCGGCCCAGTAACGCTTGTTTGCGTCCTTTAATCTGCGTGTTACTTCTTCATACTTTTTCATTTACTTCTCCGTGCATTATAATATTAATACTAATTCTAGCAGGACTAGTATTTTTTATTGCTTGATGTTTGATATCGCTGTTAAACAATACCGCTCTGTTAGCCTTATGCTCAACAACTTCACCACCAATAGTAGTTCCGCCGTCACTATCATTTACATAGTATAACAGACTATATCTGTTTTGTCTATCAGTATCTATATGTTCTTCTACCGTTTGTCCTGGTGTGTATAAATTGGCTCTACATCTTTCAAATTCAACAAGTTTAAACCAATCTTTATTTTTATCAAACCAATAATCCATGATATACGTTAGGCTAGGTGCAAGATGTAATGCATTATGTCCTCTAGCACCGTGAAATATTTCATTTCCAAATGCACTAACATCTGGATGATCACTATATGCTCCACTAGGCCAATACCAAGGAAAAACACCTGTTGTCATTTCGACGAGATTTCTTTGATATAACCATTCTGGTGCAAAGTTATCAAATATTTTAATCATTGTCTTTATTCTCTAAAGTTCTAATTAAATTTTTACAACTAAAATACTCATCGGATAAAAATTTAACAAGTGTATCTATTTTTGGTAAATGCTTTTTATGATCATTCATTACCCAATGTATTTTTTCAATTAATTTGTCTTTGTGTTCTTTGTATGCTTCAAACGACTCAGTCCATTCACTTGGGTACTTAAAATAATCATCATACATTTCTTTGTATGATAACCTGTCTGGAACTAACGGAAACGCATCTACAACAGCACCTTCGTATGCACTAATGCCTAGTGTTTCTTGTAGATTAGCACTAAAAATCATTTTTGCTTCGCCTAGTAAATTATGATATTCAATTTTACTTAAATGTTGTTCTTGACATACAACAAACTCATAGTCATCCTGCAGAGTTTCTTTTAAGTCATAAAAGATGTCTGGTTGTTTTTCAGGAGCAACTCTATGCGGAAACAGAATAAGTTTTCTTTTTTTCATATTGCGATATGGCACCAACGAGTCTTTTGTATATTCCATTGGCCAACCTGTACGCACTATCTTTTTATTTTTAATATAAGTTGCTTTTGCTGATTCTCTATCTATACCTAGCAATTCAAGACAGAATAAATCAATATGAAAATCACTAGCAAAGTGATTATGATCATATGCGTGGAAGAAACTCTTTTCAGCGTGTCTTACCCATCGTGCATCACCTATAATACGTCCTAAGAAATCTGCAGGATCATAACTACCGGCGTGCCATAGTCCGTGTGTAACAACCTTAATACCTAGCAATTCTGCCATGTACTTCACATTAATAATACCAGGATGCCACGCATCTGTGAAGATAATTTGATCTCCGTCTTTTACTTTACCTGCTGTAAATGCTCTTGATAGTTTTTCTATCTGTGTGCATTTATAAATGTTTGTACCACCAAAGTTTAAAAACGCACCAGGAGTTGTAGCATCAGGAATATCGTCAGCACCGTCCATGACTTCAATGTCAACCCTTTCAGGATGTAATCCGCCAACACGTTTAAGAATCTTAGGCAGGTGAACTTTCCACTGTGCTGTGTACCTAGTTTCAACTGCTTCTAAATCTACTAACCATATTTTCATAATACTACAACTCCTTGCAAACTTAATTGCTTTTACGTTTACCTTTGTAAGGTTTCTTAAAGCCATTGTTATTGAACTTTGGCTTTTGCTTTTGAGCACCCCAAGGCCAATTTGACTTACCGCTTTGGTAAGCCTTCCATTCTAGCGAATCTGTTTTATACATATTCGCTTCGTCAAATTTGTACGCATTGAAGCGACAAAAGTTACGGAACTTGTCAAGATCATCAAAGATCTTAACAACATCGGGTCTATCTGCAAAATATGACACAGTCATCTCCTTTAATATTTTGCGTATTCGATATGGGCACCGTTTTCACCATCTTCACTGATGTCGATGTGAACCTCTCTGCCCGGGTGTTTCGCTGAAATCTTTTCATATAGATCGTCAGCCATCATTTCACAACTCTTGTAGTCTAACTCTAGTGTCTTACTGTCATATAATTTCTCCAACCAACGTTTAAATTGAATGAATTCGATATCTCTGTCGTTGTGAGTTACAGTGATACCGACCTTGAAATGAAATATGTGTCTGTGGGGATAACCCAAGAACGAAACATCATATTCATCACCTGTTGCAAGACTTGGATCAGTCAGTGCCGCAGGATACTTGTGGATACCTTCCTTGCGGAACGTAACCCAAATCATACGTTTAGCAGTATTCATGATTCTCTCATGATTTTCAGTTTTCGTTGCTTCTTTAATAATTTCGTCCATTGTACTCATAGTATAGTGCCTTTCTTATTCTTTGTCAACCGGATTATCGTTGCCATATTTGCTCCAATCCGTGAATTTATTTCTGTCCAAAAGGTCATGAACTTGATGAATCCAAACTCCAGGATTGGAATGATTAAAGTCTGAGTCATCAATCTTAATACAAGCATTGTAGCCTAGTTGAGTTACATAAGGTAGTTTTACACTTAACAGTGGAATAAAGTTGTGTCTTTCGGTCATTCCACATTCTAGTATCCATTCGTGATACTTAACATCATAATCAAGTGTTACCATATAATTTCTACCCAAAGACGATTTAGCGTCTAATAATCCTAGTACCAAATCTTCCCATTCTTCTTTTGGAACAAAACTATGATTAGCACCAAGATAGATATGATCCACATGGTGATCTTCTGCTTTAGCAAGAACTTCTTCTAGTGGACGACAACCTACGACAAATAGTGTGTCCATATCATACGCAGGTGTTTTTTCTACTTCAAAGCCTGTAAAGTAGTTAACATCGTCCCTTACGCCATCTGTATAATCACGCTTCATTTTTTAATAACCTATCAATTTGATCTTTAAGATATAATTTTGTTTTTTTAAGTTTAATTAATAATGCCTTATGTCCGAAATCTCTAAATACACTACGTTCTCTTTCGATCTCTTCAACTTTGTTTGAATAGTATTCGTGATCTTGCATTAGTTTTTTCACTTTTTTATTTTTTATCTTTGACATTATGCCTCCAGTTCTTCTAGTTTATTTTCTTCATCTTCACTAAAACATCCATCTTCATGAACGTCTTCGTCTTCTTTTAATATTGGTGCATCCACCTCAAAAAGAGCATTAAACTGTGTACTAGCATTCACAGTTTTTTTACCTGTTGCTCCTCTAGTGCCAATAATTGACATCCAGAATCTCGAAAACTCTTCTACCACCGCGTTCGCTGTGTCGCGGTTGTCAGTTGCGAATATTGCCTCCACAACATCTCTAAAAAATATCCTGTCAAAGCGTTCTTCGACAAGCATTGCAGGAACTCGTCCCGTATCATATTGTCTGTTTGCTTCTTGTACTGCATTAATGTGACTCCATACATTATGACCCATTTGGATCGCATATGAAAAACTATCCCAACTTGTTCTGCCTTCTTTACCTATTTTATTTAGGTCGCCTGGTGCATAGATGCAAATATCTTTGGCTTGTAGATTTGCTGTAATTGGCGAATCTTTAAAACTTCCATGTTTCCCTTCACGAACAAATGCTTGACCAAAGGGTGTAGTATCAGTTGCAAGTGCTTTGTTGTCAATGCTAGGTACCATTCTATAAACCCACTTCTTACGATCTTCTGTTTCAAGTTCACAATAGATCTGACCATTTGCTGTTGCTAGGAACGGTGAAGCACAGTCAAATGTAATTGTAAAGTTTTCATTGTGATATTTGCGAACTGCTCTTTGAATGTCGGTAAGCAACGTTGCCCACTCTAGTTTACTTGTACCCAAGAAGTGCATAAAGTCGTGTTTGCCTTTTTCAAGCAATCCATCAAAACGTAATGCTATCAAGCGTTTTAGTACCAAGTGTACATCACACATATTCTGACCACCCATTGACCATCCGTTAAAATGATCATTTGGATATTTCTTAGGATCACAGTAGTCTTTCATCTGCTGATACCAATCTTCAGCGTCTGCATGGTTTTCACCTTGCAATACGTTTAAGAACTTACAAGCACCTGTACGATTCTTCATAAAGTAATCGTTGTTAATGCGTGTAGCATTAACGGCTTCTTGATATGTGCTAATTCCAGTTGCTTTTGCACCTGCCGGAGAACGTGCCACCCAAGCCGGAATATCAAGGATCATACCATAGTCCATATAAGCATCCATCCACGCAAGAACCTGCTCACGTTTCTTTTTAGCCTTAGGACAATTAGGATCTTTCCAATCACCTTCCCAAACACCCTTACCAATCTGGAAACCACCTGAGTCACCAAGTAGCCAACTATTTTCGCGATCACGTTCACGGATCATTAATTCTTTAGGTGCGTCCTTGTTAATGTCAAGTTCGGCGTGTCCTGCAGAATACAAAGTCCAATGATATTGGAATATACCCTTTTGTGGATTAAGCCAATTAAGACCTTCCATGTCGTTGTTCGGAAAAGGAATACGACTTTTATCTACATACTCTTCTCTGCGTTGTTTACCAATAAAGGTAGCATAGAAGCCACTCAATGCCGGAAGGTATATTGCGTAATCCTTTTGTTCTTGTGTTAGATTAGTATTCAATTATTTTCCTCCAAATGCCATTATAGCGAGTAATGGAACTAACCAAGGAAATACTAAGTGTTCTATCAGTTCGTAAATCACCAATGCTGTTAATAGTATTGCCCATACTTTACTTGTTTTTGCCTTTTCACTAACATATCCAAATATCTTAGAATGCCATGTGCCTATTTTTTGTACTAAAGTCGGTTTAGACATAAACTCCTATTTGCTTTGTGCTGGTAAGATATACTCATAATTTGCAAGACCACTATCAACAGCAATCTGCATAGCACCTTGATCAGAAATACGCATAATCTTATCTCCGCTCAAATTTAAAATAGCCATTACCTGTGCAACAGGCCATGCCCATTCGTTTTTAAGTTTACCTGGAATACCAGTAGCAAAAATAAATTCACCTGCGTGTGTACTTGCATCACCAAATTTAAACTTAACGTCATTACCGTCAGCAATCACAGTAAACACAGTTTCTTCTGCGTTAGCAGTTGCTTGAAGTTTAAATCGTTGAATACTTGCAACAGTCGGTGATACTTCAACGTCCCAACTTGCACCCTTGAACTTAATGGTTTTAAGTTTTTCATTAATAATCTCTGCGTTCATAAAACGATAGTCGTTTTTAAAATCGCCTGTTTGATTTTCAAAGTGAATACCAACTGGAATAGTTGAACCATTTCTGTCAGCAGTTACCACGTCAATCTTTGCACCATCCTTATATTCTGGACACTTCAAGTGAATGTCTAGTTTATTTAGGTTTGGCATACCAAAGGTACCCTTCATTTCTATCTGGGCAGTCTTTGTGTTTGCTTGTAGGATAACAGAGCGATCTTCCGCCATGCTATCGATACCTGTTTGTGCATCATCACCGTTTACCTTAACAATGTTTAAAAAGCCAAGTGCGTGTGTATGTGCTACAATGTCTTGTAAAATGTCTTTCATGTTTTTTCTCCGTTCCTTATATTATATTTAGAAAATCATTCAAAGTCAAATAAATTATTGAATGTATTCTTCTGTTCGGTTGATTTAATATCCCAATCCAAAACGCCTATAAGATTGTCCAATTTGTTATCAATGATAACTGATTCCATTTCATCATCCGAAAACGGAAGTTCTTGAAACCAATTAGGCAGTCTTAGTTCGTCTGTAGGATACGCAACCGAAGTATATCCCAATGGATTGTTTTTTAGTTTGCAAACGATTACCTTCATACCGTCAACAATTCGCATACTATAATTGTCACCATTTAACTCACGTAACGTATTCCAGTTAATACTTGCTCTTACGTGTCCTGGCATATTTGTTTTACCTTGCTTCTTTTCTTTAGCATGATAATCCGTAACGTTATTTGCACGTTTAGGTGAACCTTTTTCCCAACCAGGTCTTGCTTTAAATTTTGTTCGGAACTCGCTAATCATATCAAGCACCTGTTCTTCTTGGGCACCTGTCAGCACAGCCAACAATACTTCACTTAGGAAGTCCTGCATAAACACAGGAGTATCTGATCTCTTAAGATCAAGACCCATTGCTTTTACCTTACCTGGTTTGCCATCAACATCAACACGATGGCCTTCTAAATCATAAATCAAAACAGCATAGCGTTTCTTTGTAATGAACAAGCCTTTTGAGCCAACAATTTCACGTCCAGCCGCAATAACATCTGTACTTCTTGACTTAGGACAATGAAATGCATCTTGCATAAATTTTGGAAAACTTTCGTTTGCTTCTTCACAGATAGTATCATACAGTTGTGTTACTGTTTCTTTGTTCCATTCTACTTCGCCCTTTTCGATTTCTGCACGTAGACTGGTGTATGCACTAAAGTAACAGGAGTCAGTATCACCATAGATAATTGCCTTACCTGTGTGATCATATTCGCCTGTGATAATTTCATTTACCTTTGCGGCCATATGTTTAGTAATACGTCTACCTGTAAGTGTTGTACTTTGCCCGATCCTAGGGTCAAAAAATCTACAACCAGGATTAAGAATGGCCCCATACAAAGAGTTAAGATTAATTTTCTTAACAAGTTGTCGTTTGTCCCAGAATGCTTCTTCAATTTTGTTACCTGCGTCAATTGCTTGTTTTTTCTTAGCCTGCATCTCTTTACGTTCAGCATACCAACGTTCTAGTAGTCCTGGGATAACACCTTCTTTTTCTGATGTAAGAATAGTACCGTTAGCAGTAAGCATCCACGGTTGATTACTTTCAAAGATAAGCCTATAAACTTCCGCGGCACTCATTGTGTCTTCTTCACCATTTTCCCAGTCAATTGTGATTGCAAGATCCTTGCGTTTTTCCATAACAGCATCATACTCAAGACTACCAAATTTGCCTTCCCATGCCGCCGCAAATGATTTTTTACGCAATGTCATTTCTTGATCGACGTGTTCTTGTGTATAGTTTTGTCTTAGTTGTCCTACAACAGTTGCAGGATCCATGTTCAGCGATCTAATTACTGACGGATATAGTGAGTTTAAGTCCATCGATCCAATCCAGTCATGCAATCCTTTTTTAGGATAAGCAACATAAGCACCTGCGGCAGGTTCACTACCTGGTTCTCTGTGTACCCTATTAGGAACAACAAAGCCACGTCTGTGTGCTTCGTTAATAATTGCTTGTTCTGTAACTGCTACTGCACCCATCGTGGTGGGTAGCAAAACTGTATTTGCGTGAGCAAGTTCGTTGGCTAAATCAATGAACCTTAGTTTTTTGTCCAACTTGTCCAGTAGTGCAACGTCTTGTCTGTTGTACTCGATGAACGTTCTGAAGTCATTGTTATAAAGTTGATCGAGTGTACCTTCGTACACAGTTTTTGTTTCGCCAACTTCCATTTCGCCAATAGCGTCAAGTCGATATGTGTGTCTTTCTTCATACGTGTATTTACGATAAAGTTCAAGACTATCTAAATGCTGTCTGCCTATTAGGTCATAGGTTTCTTGTTCTCTTCCGAACTTTTCATAAGTTCTTTTCTTAGGATACTGATCCCATAAGCAGAAACGTCTAGTATCTTCTTTGCTTAGTACCTTTGTAATTCTATTAATGGTGTAAGGTATATCATAACCTTCGGAGTTCCAGCCACTTAAAATATCTGCATCTTGAATTAGTGTTAGGAATGTATCAAGCATTTCTGCTTCGCTGGTAAACAGGTGAACGTTATCAAAGTCTTTAACTGCATACTTGGCATCATCCATTGACATAGCCTTAGGAGGTAGTGCAAGTGTTACAAGACTTTCCATCCATTGTAAATACACCGTAATTGCTGTAATAGGTGTAAATGGATCTTCAGGTGAACTATATCCACGCTTAGGATCAAAATCAACCTCAATGTCGAAAAATGCTTTGTGTAGATTAGGTGCGTCCTGACCTAGATAGTTTTCTTCAAGCAGTCGATAAACAGGATTAATGTCTGCTTCATACAGTCCGCGGTGTTTGTTAATTTTTTGTTCTTTAAGAAAGTCTTTCCAACTTTTGCATACCACACGGGTAACAGAATCGCCCAAAGTACTTTGCGTTTTACCTCGAGGATCTTTATAGTAAAATATATATCTTGCTGGAAATTCTCGGAATTCTCTTTCGCCGTTTTTATTTCGTTCAACGACTTTGATTATATCCTTATCTCTGTCCCACAGAGCGTCTACGTAACTCATTTATTCTCCTATTTGCCACTTTCGGCTGACAATACCAAATTAAGTCGTTTATGGCCGACAATACCTTATGCATAGTTTAATTGTACGATCTATTTAGAAATAAATCAACCGTCAATGTTACCAAAAAAATCTTTTTCATTTTGTGCCTTGTCATCAATCCAAATATCATAGTGTGGTTTCTTAAAGTTTAGAGAAGTGTATTTTACTCCCCATTCTTCAAATTGCTTTATTGTTAATTGTTGCTTTGCCTCTAAATTGCCGTTGCTCATGCCTCTTGCTGTCCAATAGTGTATTTCATGCCCTTCATCATATAACTTATTTAGATGTTCTATTCGTTTCATGAAAGGTTTTGCGAATTCGTATTCGTTTTTACCATCTGCTGTTATATTTAGGCTACAAATGGTTCCGTCAACATCTACTATATATTTCATACGTTCCATTCCATCTTTTTTTCGATTGCGTACCTAGCACCATCTATATAGTCTTTATCTTCTTCAGATAGAAAACTCCAAAATTTTGTTATTGTTAGAATGTGTTCTTCAACAACCTCGGGACGCTTTAGATGATAGTTTCCTTCCATCCAATGTTGCAGAGCATTCATCCTTGTATGAATTGTTTTTTCTAAATGCTCTTTCATTCTGCCCATATTACCACCAACCCATTGCTCTGCCAAAACCAAATACGTGTAGGAAAGCAAAATAGGTAGTCATAACCAAAGGCCATCCTGCACCCCTGCGTAAAAATGCCGCGATACTAAAAACAGCACCTGTAAAACTTACAGGATAAATCAAATGCATCGGTGGATGTTGTGCTGTCATTGAAATCCAAGTCATTGATGTAAACACACAAATACTTGCCACTGTTTCATAATAAAATGCTCTGCGATCTGAAGTATAACTTCTAATCCAAAAGTCCTTTACTTTTTGCCAAAGATTTACCACCATCCGACTGCTCTCCCAAAACCAAAAACATTAACAATAGCAAAATAAGTCGTTAGCATCATTGGCCACGGTATTCTGCGTCTATAATAAGCATAAACGGCTGTAAGGGATCCTATAAAAAATCCAGGATATACAACAGCCATATTAGGATTGTTCGCTGTTAGTGCAAGTGTTAGGCTCGCACCAACAGTGAATACGAAACTGATAAGTTCACAAGCAAATGCTATTTTATCAGAATGATAACTTTCAGTCCAAAAACGTTTTATGGAATCCAAAATTATTTGTCCTTACCGATGGTAACAATAATAGTTTCAAGGTCATCAAAATTTGAATAAACCTCGCCCCAGTTACCTTTTTGTGCAATACTAATTGCTTTATTAATTAAAGCGGGTTTGATATCAAGTTCTTCTGCTACTGCTTTTACAGTGTCTCTAAGACCTTCTTTAAGATCATCGATTTCCTGCATAACATTGGCACCTTCACCAACTACTTGAATTAGTTTTGCTTTTTCATCTGGTCCGAAAACTTTGCCTGACATATGTTAAACTCCTTTGGTTGTATATGTATGATTGTTTATTATATAATAGATTTATGCTAGTTGTCAAGAACTTTAAATGGAATTGGAATAGATTTATTCAAACAGGTAAACCAAACATTGTTAGGACCGATATGATGATTGTTTGGTAATAGTTCTAGAACTGCTTTGTTTACGCCAGGAAAATCCATATCGTGTCCACATAACCAACCATCTTCTTTTAATTTTGGTGTATAATATTCTATGTCCTTTTTAACACTATTATAATCATGACTGGCGTCGATGAAAACAAAATCTAAACTATTGTCCTCAATCTTTGTGTGTACTTCATGACTATTTCCTTGTATTGGATTCAATCTTGTTCCATATTTTAATACTGCTCTATCACTCATGAACAATTTTGTGTCATAGTCGATAGCATACATTGTGAGATTTGGAAATTTATCTAGTAGATGGAATGTTGTGCGACCGTTACGCACACCGACTTCACAACCTAGTTTAGGGTTAAACTTTTTTAAAAGATCTGCTAGGAAGTAATCTCGTTTGTTAGGACCATTATACTCAATGGTTCTTTGTATTTTTACTCTAATCTTTTCCAACTTTCGGTTTCGTTTCTTTTAGTTCGTATTGCCAACTAGTGCCGTCACCGTGATTTGCACTCCACTTAGGATTGTCTTCGACACTAAACTCATGTGTACTTACCTTAAAGTTTGCGGTTTTGGTCTCAGAACTGATTAAACTTTGATCGAACCATTTACATCTGTTGTTTGGTTGTGCGGCAAATTGACCGTTATCTAACTTAATAAAATTAAAAGATTTATGTTCGTTAGGAGTTTCTGATAGGCTTACATTTAATTCATTTGGCTCTGAATGACAACTGTCAACAGTAAACATATATTCACCGTGATGCAGTTGTTTGTCTTTGCCAAAGTATGCAACACGACATTCTTTTAATGTTTCTTTTCTAATTACACTAATATGATAGGAGAAAGCGTCCCATATTTCTAAATTATCTAAAGGAAGAAGATCTTTCTGATCGATATTTGTACGCCATACATAAGCACTTAAAGGTAACTTGTCATATAAAGCACCGTATTCTGTTAATAAACTTTCAACGTAAAGTGCTTTTCCTCGAATACTTTTTACTGATACCCATATTGCATGAGCGTATTCACCTTGTCCTTGAAGTTTTCCTGGAAATTCTGGATCAGGAGTTAAATCATACAAGTATTCTTTTCTAACAAAACATTCAACTGGTGGTATATTTGCTACCAAGTAGGCCATAGGGTTCCTCTCTTTCGTTAAAAAAGAGGTTACTGAGCAACCCCTTCAATAGTATTTAGTTTTCTATATTTACAAATGCTCGATTATCACAGAGATCTGGCTTTGTTGATTTTATCGCACCCTTGGCATGACCGAGGTATTCACGCAGTTCACTTCCGGAGAACACGTGACTGACTCCTAGATGACTGCTTAAACTGTGAAAAAATTCTTCTGGCATTGATTGTTTTACTGTCCACCATGCTCCTGTATCAACACTAGGATTAATATCATATATTCTTCCACTGTAATATATGTCTACAAACTGTTCCATGAAATTTATAAATTCTGAATGTGTTCTATTGTATGAAATAAAACCTGTTTCGGGTCCTGAATCATAATGTTGCCCCATATATTTTGCTAATCCATGTGGAGTAACCTTGTTGAAAAATGTATGATCAATTGGTTTGATAATAAACACATCAGCATCCAACCAAACTAGTGTGTTACCTGTTAGTATTTTACTTGCTTCATACTGAGCACCTACTTTTATGCTCATTTTAGATGTTTTGTTAGGCTTTTTTACCTGCATTGTAAATCTATTATAAAATTCATTTGTTTGCAGGTCATGAAAAATAAATCTATTACTGTCGACGGGCAGTGTATCCTCGGACCAAATATGTAATTTTATGTTTTCGGGGAAGTAATGATCAAATGTTTTAGTTAAACGATAGCCGATCTTTTCGTAATACTCGGCACTCATTGACGTTATAAAGTCAATGGATCTACTTTTTTCTTCCTTGGCAGTGAGCACGTTGTGAGAATCCTTTTGGATTGTTACAGTTGATTGATCGTTTGTACTTCTCACTCCACTTTTCCTCTACTTTTTTCTTTCTATGCAGTTTTGCGTGTGGTACTTTTAGATTTTTCTTTCCGTACACATCACCGATCTTATATCCATAGGACAAATGTTCCGGATCAAGACCATAGAAGTAATCTACGAACTCTTTTGCTCTCATTTTTTAAAGTTTTCTAACTCTTTTAGAAAAGAAGCAAACTCTGATTTAAGAGTATCTTCTGTGTTTAACTCTTTTTTTGTCTTTGCTATAATTTTTTCCGCCGGACTTAATTCTTTTGGCTTTGCTTTAATTGTAAAACTATCCTTATCAGAATCATACTCAACATCCTTGCCAGTGGCTAGTTTATATAACTTCTGTACCAATGGAATCATTTCAGGATTTTTAGTTGTTTTCCAAAGTAGATCATCCATTGCAGATTGCATAGCATGATTAAATGCTGGTCTTTTAATTATTAAGTCTCCTTCTTGAACTTCAACATCTTCATTTAAAGATTTTTTCCACGGAGCAGGATTTAATGATTCAAACATTTTGTTTAATTTTTCTTCCATTGAATCTAATCTGTTCATTACTTTATTCCAATCAGCATTTGAAGTTGATTGTGATTGCATAGTTGCTGTGGATTGCTGTTGTGGTTGTCTTTTAGGTTGTTCAGCGTACATAGTACCTGTTGATTGTCTTTTAATTCCTGCTAATGCGGCGAAATCGTTTGCACTAACATCACTAACTCCTGGAATGAATTTCTTTCCAACACTTTCATTAACTTGTTTTGCATGAGATGACGGACTTACTTCTGTGCTGTCTTGTTTCTTAGGAGCACCTATTGGACCGTCAACTGTTAATCCTTTGTTAACTATTCCTAGGCTGTTAAATTTGTTGAGTATGTTGTGCAGATCAGACATATTATTTTCCTGTTTTTTCTAAACGATGTAATCTTTTAATCAACTCTTTCTTTAGTTCTGGATCTTTATCTGTGTTAGGATCCATTTGAATATCTTGTAGTGCTTTTTTCTTTGCATGATAATCAGTCATCTTTTGTAACTTGTCTTGCAGTGTTTCAAGGTAGGAATCTTCAGAACTCATTATAGATTTTAACTTTAATTGTCGTTCTTGTTGCTGTCTTTCGCCTTCCATGTATGCGTGTAGCATTTTGATTGTTTCATGAACACCACTTAATTTGTTTTGAAACCATTCAGGGAATATACCACCAGACTTAACGTGCTCATCAATTTCGTCAACCGCATACTTGATAAACGCCACTTGGTTATTAACCATTTCCGCTTCATAACTATTAGCGGGTGCATCATAGTCTGTTTCAAAAATCTTATCTAATATTTCATCTCTTTCCATCATATATTCTCCTATGCTCCTGGTATTGGATCATTTGCACCATCAGGTCTTCCACCTTGTTGTGCTCCTGTTGCATCGTCATCACCTATACCCAACGTATCTTTAACCCAATCCATTGTACCATCTTTCATGGCCGCAATTTTCTTTTTAATTTCAGGCCAGTATTTTCCAACTAGTCCACCAACAACAGCACCACTAACTAGAAGTGCTAACCATTTATCATTGTTCATTTCACCTACATCTATACCACCATCTACTTGTCCTTTAACGCCTGACATTCTAACAACATCGTTGGTAATTTGATCTTCATCTCTATTTCCAAACCATTGATAAAACTTGTATCCGCCCCAAGCCACTGCCGCAACTACTGCCGCATGAATTTTATAATCCCAAATTGTTTCAGCAATACTAGCAATGGTTCCTTGCTCCATATCAAATTTAGCACCTAGCCATTGTTTAATTTCGTCCACACTGTTCCAGGCTTTCCATCCAGCATATGCTAAAAAACTTTTTCCTGGATTTCTAAGAATTGCTTCGCCTGCACCGATTGCAAGTTTACCTGCTTTTTCAGCACCTTTTTTAACAATACCTTTTGCTATTGTTTTGCCGCCTGTTGATTTAGCCGCCTGTTGAAATCCAGAACTCGCCGCCTTTTTTATTGCTTGTTTTTTTAGTTGTTCAGCCGCCATTTTTTTTGCTACTTCTTTTACACCTTTGCCGGCCAACTGTTTAATCACCATAGGACCAGCGGCTCTTACTAGAGCGGCTATCGCAAATGGTACAAAAGCAAATTCGTTTAATTGCTGTCTATCTTCTTTTATAAATTCTACGGCTCTCATGACTATCTACTTATCGTTCCTCCAAAGACAGAAACACCTTTCATGTCCAGTGCATTGTCGCTTGGTTTTTGTGGTTTCGCTTTTGGTGGATTTGGGTTTTCTCCCTTTTGTCCATAACGTTTACGTGCATTTTTATCGCCGATGGCAACGTGTGGATTAACCACGGTAGCAATGCTACCTGCACTTGTAGCACCCGCGGATGCAATTTCGTTTAAACTTTCTAATTCACTAAAAATAGTTTTTCTTTCTGGTACACAGTTAGGGACTTGTTTGCCACCTTTCTTTTTCATACCAATTTGTTTATAACCCTTCCAACAAGGATCTTTTGCTTCTGCTTGTGTATCAGGTAAGTCTTTTTGTACCAGTCTATCGTAGTCCTTCATTGTTAAAGGTTCGCCCTGTCCTAGTTCAACCGCTTTTTCAATTATATTATGTAGATCAATATCTGTTTCTGCATCTTCACGAGCATATTCTAAAACACGTATTAGCAACGGAACATTCATTGTAACAAAATCTTCTGTGTCTTTGTCTTCCATAGGAATGTTTTTATGTTTTTCTTTGCGTGGAATGATTTTAGTTTTATCGCCATGCGATCCACTTGCACCGCTCCTTCTCAATGCTTCCATATCACGCCAGTTAGGATCACGTGCCTTGATTGGCTTTTGTTCTTTTGCTTCAGAAGTTTTTTCTGCCTTCTCTATATGTTTGTATAGTTTTGCAATAACACCTGCGGGAAGTTGTGGTGCCCCAAAGCGTTTTGAAGGTTCATCTGTTAAATCTACCAGCGTAATTTCTCTATCTGCGAAAGGACCACTAGCACCAATTGGACCACCTCGAGCAAGTTCTCTATTTCGATATCTTGTGGCAGACTTATCATTTAATTTGGCATCTAACCCCATTGATTTAACAACTTCTGGTGATAAAGGTTCTATTTTAACAAAAGATGCGGCATCGTCGCCTGTTAATTTTTCTGATTGTCTCCAGTCGGCTTTAAAATATACACCCGGAGCAGTTCTAATATAGGCTGTATGTGGAGCAAATATATCTAATTCTGTAATACGCATAATTCTATTTATTCCTACCGCTTTTCATGTTGGCACACCAATGAGCCATACGTTGTTTTTCACCGCTTGAATTCTTCGCTATTTTACGCAGTTTGCTCACAGGTTGTTTGCAATCCACACCACTACGCTTTGCTAAACCTTTGCGTCCTGGATTTTTACCATCAGCAAAGTTTTCATCCTGTTGAGCATCATAGTGCATATCAGTATATCCATCACCAGGTTGTATTTTGTAACCCAATCTTTTAAGATATTTGTATGCCATTTCTTTCTCTTTTTCTCCACCGTAAAATACCAGTGGAACATCGGGAGATCCTACACTTGGATTAAAATCATCTGGATCCACATCCGCTGGATTTCCTAAATGGGTTCCTAATCTAATATAATCATATGGCGAATCGGTTCTAACAACATAAGTGTTCTTGGGGTTGGCTAACAACGATCCTTCGTCTGCATATTTTTTAATAACTTCGTCCAATCCTTTTTCATAATCAATTATCCAGGATTCTTCTGTGTCTTCTTTCTTAAATGCTTTATCCAATGCTTGTTTAACAATACTTAAACTATCTTCGTCTGCTTGATACTTAACTCCAATACCTCCCGCACCAATCCAACCGCTGATGTTAATGCCTCTGTCATCTATAAGAACATTAGGAGTACCATCTGCTTGTTTTGCATATTTAGACTTGTTAGCGGTTATAATAATATCCTGTGGTTGTGGATTTAAATGATCTTTGATCCATACTCTTTTATATTTTTCTGAATTTGCAAAATCGCCACGTAACGGACTTGAGCAAATATTGTAATGATCGGTATAACTTAACACTAATTTTAATAGTGCAGGAACACTTGGAAACACAGGTAGACGTGCAAAGAAGTCTGTGCCAACCATAGCATCTAGTGTTGCTTCAACTTTGTCTTTTGGAATTTCTCTGTACTGTCCGGATTTAACTCCAGCCATCTTAGCATACTCCGAAAAGAAGTCTGCAAGTACCCCGTCCATGTCCAAATATATTTTAGGTGTTCCCATTACTTTTTGCGTCCTCTAAATTGCACAGGGCCTGTCATGTATGGTCTGCTAAACCACAACTTAAACCATTCAGCATCGCCAGGCTTAACACCCAGTTCTTTTTCTTTTTTCTTAAGTTCCGCCGCAGTATGGCTCATATTTTCTATTGAGTATTCTTGTTGTCCACCAAAGGTGTTAGTAATACCAGCCAATACTTTTAAATCATTAATATCCATTATCGATTCTTCATTAAATTTTTAGGCTTTTTTCCTAAATGTAATTTTTTTAAATTCATGTATTCACCACCAACAGGAACATCCTTTGTGGCATTTTGTTTTGTTACAATACCAACACCTTCTTCTTTAACAGTTCCTTGGTCTTTTCTAATTTGTTTCAGTCTATCCTGAACACGTTGACCTAGGCTGTCTTCATAATCATCTTTTTTAGGTTTCTTTTTTATAGTAACAGGCTTTGGTCTTTTTGTAGCAAAACCAAACATTTCATTTGATGCTGACTCTAAAAACTTTGTAGGATTGACTTCAACCTCATGGCGTACTTGATTTGGAAGTCCCTTCCAAAGGGCCATAACTTTATCCAACGTTGGTTTATGTTCAGCAGGAATACCATTGGCGATAATTTTTCTTACAAGCCAATTTGGATTATTACCGTTTGCATATCTGATACCCATTTTTGCCATCATAGGATTTTGATCAACATATTGTTTTATTGTATCTTTAATAATGTTATGTGTCTTTGAAAACACCGGAATAATAGGAGCCAACAACGGTTTTAGTTTATCAATAAAGTCGTCGATTAGTTGACTAATTTGATTATGATCTAATTTTTTGTTAAACTGTTGAGGTCCTCGAGGATTTTCAGCAATGCCTTCTTCCTGTATTCCCATGGCACTTCGTACCCTTGCATACATTTGTTTTGCAAGTGTTTCGTCACCGGGAACTCCTGATTTAAATGCATCAAAGTTTCCATCAACCGCAAGTTGTCTTAGTTTACTTGCACTCATACCACTAACACCTTCAGCATCAGGGTCTCTATCACCACTGCTAACAACTTTAATATTTTTAAAAGCAAAAGGCACAATACCTTTTTTGTCAGGTTTATTATTATAGGTATCTAAGAGTTTTTGATATTCGGGAATACGATCACTACCAGCAACCAATACAACATTTTCATAACCATTTGACTGTAATTCTTGAAATGCTTGAATTAATGTTTTGGTATTAGCATTTTTATCTATTGGAATGTTAAACATATTACTAGCGAAATGAAACTTTTCGCTAAAGTTTAAAGGATCCTTTTTTGGATTTTGTGTTTTTGTTAAAAACAGAATAGGATCAGCACCTAATTTTTTTGCTGTGTTGTTAACAGTATCAACCACTTGCTGATGACCAATAGTGGGAGGATTCATTCTACCCCAAGCAATCACCGCGGTCTTGTTGGGTGCTTCTGCAATAAACTCAAATAATTTCATTACGCCTCCTTCGGGTCGTAATGCCCATCAACGATATATGGCAGATGTTTCTTTGCCAGTTTTTCTTTGATTTGGTTTTTGAATTCCTTTGTGAAAATATCTTCCATTCTTCCTTGTACTTTAAACTTGTTATAGTATATTTCACAACCCTTGTCAACCATATTCGTGAAATATGGAGCAATTTCAGATACTTCGTCTTTATCTTCTTTTGCTATGCTTTTGAGTTTGTCTACTATTGGAAGAAAGTGTTCTTTATGCAAGTCATCATCATGGTCAATGAAAAATATAACGTCATCAACTAAACCGACATCTGCTCGTTTTTCTTCTTTACTAAAGAGTTCTTGCAATAACATGATTCATTTACCATTTTCTACATGACCAATAACGTGCTTTTGTTTTCGGTCCTGGATTATCGCAGTTGTGTCTAGCACGGAAACTTCTACGTCTTTCAGGATTATATGCTTTAATCTTCATGTCCGGATCACCGAAGTTGACCTTAACCACGTTACCTTTTGGATTCTTAACATATACTTTAAATTTCTTAACATCGCCACGCATTGGTTTGTTCAGTTGTACTGTGCGACCTTGATATTCCCCTTCAGAAATACCTTCTTCGTCATAGCCAACCCAACCAAAGTTTTCATAAAATTCGTCACCGTGGAAGGTAACATCGATCATATCCTGAAACCAAGTTTCTTCTACTTGTTCAGAATTTTTTTTTAAATCGCTTTCAGGAACAAATGATTCAGCACCTGCTTCAGCACCTGCTTCAGCACCTAGTGGACCAACCTGTGATTGATTCTTTTCCATTGCTTCTGCTTTTTTAACCAACTGCATAAATGCCGCAGAAAGTGTTGGATTAGATAAAATCTTTTTAAGCGGTTCAACAAATGTTTCTAAACCTTTTGCACCAATACCCGAAACAGAACCAGTTCCGAGTTTGTTTAATCCTTGAACCATTTTATTAATCTGATCTGTTTGGCCTAATCTACCAGCCATTCTTCTAATACCAGTAACGGTGTCTTTGCCAAGTTGTGCCGCTCTTGTAGCACCAATTTTTGCCGCTCTTGCTACATTATTAGCAATCGGACCTTCTTGTACATCTGCTGATTCAAATTCATCTTCGTCGCCGTTATCATCAAAAGGAACTTGGGAATCAGGATCAACTGGCTTATCCATTTCATTATGTTTAACCAGTGCTTGTTTGATTAAAGCAACGTGTTTGTTTGTAATAGGATCTTTTTCGTCTTGTCTAGGACTAGGATCTGTAATTCTTCCTGCTAGGTCTGCTAGATATAAGGATAATTCGTCGTTGTTTTTAATACGACTAGCAAGTTCACGTACTTTGTACGCTATTTCAGATTTGCTATCTGTAAATTTCTTAATGTTTGCACTGCTGTATTTAATGTCGCCTTTGCTAGGTTCAGCAAACACAACGCCTTGAATGTCCTTTACTGCTTTATCTACAGTATAAGGTTCACGCACTTTCTCCGCTTTTGCTTCAGTGGAAATAGTGTCTAACTTATTTAAAAGATCTCTGATGTCCATAATATACTCCTTATAGAAGTATTTATTATAGAACGTATCTTAACGACCTTGTTTGATATGCTGTATTTCGGGGTCTTTTGCGGTGAATTCTAACCCAGCCATGTTTCCTGCGTAGATCTTACCGGTGTAAACCAACTTTAGACGCACTGTATTAATGATTACATCCATATACTTGCCTTCAACATATCTATCCAAATATGCTTCTGTGGTCTTGCCATTATCTGTGCAAGTAACCATAATTTTTTCTGGAATAACTTCTTTATACATTCTAGTTGATCCTTTGCAAAGTAGAAAGGCCCTTGCGGGCCTTTCACTTTATTTTATATTAAGCAACCAAGCCTTTTGCTAGTGCTTTATAACCAGCCGCAATAATCTTGCGACTTGGAGTACCCAAACGATACTTTTGAGTTACACGACCCTTTGTATCAGTGTGAGTGTTGCAGTAAATCGGGAATCCCGAAAAACGAAGTGCTTGAATTACCGCCGCAGGATTGCCAGCACCGAAACGTGCCTTGATCTGAGCAGAAGTAAGTTCATTACCTTCTTGTAGTGAGTTAAGAACTCGATTTTGAATTGTCTTCATTTGTTTCATCTCCAATTAAGTTAGATGCTTTGCACAGCATCAATTATTATAGTAACAAATTTTGTGGGGATTGTCAACTCTTTTAGTTGACTAATATTGCCAAAAAGGCCCTTTCGGGCCTCTAAGGTTATCCAAAACTAGGCAACGTTTTCGTTGATGATAGTTTTGTTTGTTGTAGATAAAAGAGCAATTAATTGTTCTTTCATCGCTAATGCTGATTGAAGAGTTCCAGTTCCTAAAACTCTTACGTTGAAATCATAACCAGCATCAATTAATCTTTTAGTTGCTGTTGGTCTTTTGATTTTTAAGTTAGCGAATTTGATAGCACCACCGTTAACTGCACCTTTTACAATGTAGTCATTAGCAGGTTCAACAAATACACCAATTTTTGAATTTACATTACCTTTTGTAAATTCTCTCGTGTAAGTAACATATTGCTTTGTTCTAGCCATATGAGTTTTCTCCTTCTTATTGTTTTTGAAAAAATTTAAGATTATCTTAAACATACTCTACTAATATACATTAAAAAGTTGTATCTGTCTATTAAAAATATTACCAAAAAGAGGTTGACAGAATCTCCAAACGATCATATACTATATACAGTTAGTTAAAAAAGCGAGGATTTCAAAATGAGCAAAAAGCAAATTACTGTTAAAGACGCACTTAATCTTGCTGTACAGGTTTACATTAAAAACGGCAAGTATCATCGAGAAGACCAATATGAATATGTTGAAACCGATGACGGTCCTAGCGAACGTATTACAGTAAAAGGTAACAAACACCTTATGCGTGAGATGTTTCAACAAGATGAAATCTTCATTGATCCAAAATGCAATGATATGGTTGAAGATATCTACACCCATTATCAGGGGTTGGTTTTTAAGATTATGACAAACACAGCCACTGACTTTAATCAAAACGTTTATAAAATTATCACGAGCGAAATGGTTGGATATCGCGAATTAGGATATCTTGCTCCTTTACCTTCGCTTTACGAAGCAGAAATGCAACGCAATTTATTTGTTGAAGAAATACGCAACTCACAATGGGTTGGCACAATTGGAGAAAAGTGTACGGTTCGTGCTACATTGCACGAAGCACGTTATATTCGTTCACGTGATTTTAATGTGTATACCTTTATTAGCAATGGTGATTTAATCACACACTTTACACCAAAAGCAATCAATCAATGGTCAACTGTTGGAGTGCTTCGTGAAGGTGAAGAATACACAATTACGTTTAAGGTTAAACGACATGGTCACAGTTCGTTTTATGACTGCAAAGATACTGTGGTAAATTATTTAAAGGTTAGTGAATAGTCGGCCATCGCCGCTTACTTCGATTTCGTAATCGCCACGGATTACTTTAGAGATCTTTTCAACCATTGCATCAGCAACTTCGTTGGAAAGATCCTTTTTTAATTCCACTTCGTAAACGTATTGACCTTTGTCAGTTTGATAACTTTCAAAGATAACACTTTCTTGTGATTCCATTAGATGATTGCTAACTGTGCTTTCCATAGCACCCGCGAATATTCTAATAAATGTTTCGCCTGGATCCTGTTCAAAAATAATTCTTACGTAATGTTCCATTGTTTTGACCTTATGCATTTGCTATTGTTCTCCAAGCACCACCTAGATAAACTACCATAGTTTCTGTGCCTGTGCTGGTTGGGTTCCAGTTAGTTCCATCTGCTATCGCTACCATACCATTAGATGGACTACTAGGAGCCGAACTTAGTACTGGCAATGTTAAGATGCTTCCGAAAGTGACACTTCCATCACCGTTTAGTATCAAAGGTGTTTTTGTAGTGCCTGAACTATTTTTAGTTTCAAATGTAATCGCTTGATCGTTTACTAGGTTTTGAATTTTAAATCCACCACCAGCGGTTGGATAAGATTGAATTATGTGTTTTGCTCCACCGGAAACATTGTTAAGATATATGTTCATATATCCTTCACTGCCTGTGCCATCACCAAGTTTTAGAGCGGCATTAGAACTCGTAACAATCATCTCATATGCTTTGGCAACGTTGCTTATTGTTGCATTACCAGTAACAGTAACTTCACCACTGCCATTAGGAGCAAGATTAATATCACCGTCACTTACAGAAACTATTGAATTTCCGTTTACGTCCAAGTTCCCACCAAGTTGCGGAGTTGTGTCATCTACGACCTCACCACCACCACTTGAAGAAGAAAGAATGGCTCTACCTGTGGCTGTTCCAAAACTTCCACCGCTGTACAGAATAAATTCAAACACATCAACTGCACCCGCACTGCTTGTAGGAGTCGGTGGTGTTCCGCCGTCCCATACTAGGGTTTGTGTCACACCATTGATCTGAAACACGTTTGGATAATATCCTGTGGCTCCTTGTCTTAGATAAACACTGAATTTAGCAATATAACCCGAAGGCAGATCAACACTGGTAAAGTTCACTGTGAAGTTGCCAGTGAGTACTGTGCCGATTTGATTATTAAGCGTCATATGTCTATATTTGTCAAATACAGCAACATTGCCTGACGCTGAACCTACACCGCCGTATCTTTCCACCAAAGTGCTAGATCGTTTTAAATCATAACCACCAAGGTCGATAGAACCAGGAAATG